TTCCATAATATTGTTTTTTGTCTGATTGATAGAGTTTAACCAATCTTTGAGTTCAATCATCAACTAATCCCTCACTTTTTAATTTATTATAATTATAGCATCCATCAAAAGCAAGTTGAATTTTTGGATTTTTGTCATAAAAATCCTCCAAGGGTCCTACTTTTTCAGTTGGATAATTTGTCACTAAAAGTTCCACTTTTACATTATCTTCAGTACCTTTTTCTCCACGATGCGCCATAGAGTATCGCAATTTCCATTCACGAAGATAATAATCCTTATATAAATCAAGAAGTTTTTCGTTTACATTATAAGTAATCATAAACTTATGAGGACACTTGTATACATTTTTTGCAAAAAGATCATGATCAAAAGATTTGTGCATCTCACGATTTTTTCCATATAGGAAATCTTTAATATCATATGGAGGATCTAAAAAGACAAATACATCATTCCCATCAGCATTCATTACTTCAGAGTAATCAATATTTGTAATCTTCCAATTTTTCATCAGTTTAGAAAACTCTTTAAGTTTTTCAATACCTACAAATGAAAAATTAGAACGAGAAGCAGTTGGTGAAAATGTGCTATTCTCAGTCAACCCAGAAAAACTACATTTATTAAGAATAAAAAAACTTACTGCTCTTTCTAATCCATCTTGATTATTAATGTCTATTCGAGTTTGGTTGAATAATTCTTTATGTGCTTCATCTTTCTTATCTTGAGTCTCAAAGCCAGAAGATTTACTTTTAATTTCTTTTAGTCGTTCAGAAAGTTCTTCTCCATTATCCCGTAGTTGAACCCAGAAATTATATAAAGGAACATAGAGATCATTAATCCAAATAGGAATATCTGGATATGCCTGAGTAGTATAAAAAGCAACAGAACCTCCCCCAATAAATGGTTCACGATATTCTTTGAAGTTTTCTGGATACCAAGGTGCAAGAGTCTTAGTTGCTTTAGATTTACCTCCAGGATAACGGAGACAAGTTTTTAGAGGGAAAGTTTTGAGTTTCATTTAAAATTACTCTCAATCATAATTTCGGTAAGAGCAGCAAGTAAATTAATCTCTTGGTCTGCTACAAATGCTGATTGGTATTGATATTTTGCCACAATAAGAACGCAAGCAGCAATACTGGGACCATCCAGATGTTCATATAGAGCATCATACACCATACGAAGAATACTACTGGCATCATTATCAAGATTGGAAGCAATCCATTTACGAACTTCCGGAAAGTTCTTTTCTTTGAGATGTTTAATGAGATCATTTACTTTAATGTCAGAGAAAGTAGCAAGAATGGCAGAATCAATGCTACCAGATACAGAATAACGTTGGCATTCATTTAAGACTCTTCTCCAATCAGGAAAATGCTTATTTATCAGTTGAACGAGAACCTTATCATCTGCTTCAACTTTTTCTTGATCCAGGATCTTTTTGAGCCTTTCAAAGAACTTTGCTGCGATTTTTGGTCGGTCCTTGGACTTAATACCAAATTCGACAACGGCACATCGGGAGTGAAGTGGTTCGATGATTTTGTTTTTGTAGTTACAGGTGAAGATAAATCTGCAATTACCATAAAATGCCTCAATATTTGCCCGTAAGAGGAGTTGAACATCGTTCCCTGTGTTATCGCACTCGTCAATGATGATAACTTTGTGTTTGCCAGTTGCTTGAAGTGAAACGGTCGAAGCAAAGTTCTTTGCCTGGTTTCGTACCGTGTCGAGAAATCTTCCCTCATCAGATCCATTAATGACATAAAAATCAACTCCTAATTCATTACATAGTGCTTTGGCAACTGTTGTCTTACCAACCCCAGGAGGTCCGGCAAGTAATAGATTTGGTATTTGTCCTTGATCCACAAAATCCTGAAAGGTTTTTTTGATACTTTCAGGAAGAATACAATCTTCAATTTTCTTTGGGGCATATTTTTCTACCCACAAGAAATCATTATTCATAATTTAGATCCACGAAGGTTTTCGTTCTGGCATACGAAGATAATTAGATGCAACCCAAGGTTTGGATGCAATGTACATCTTGTAAGCAGTAAAAGTGTCAATGCTGTCGTCAAGTTTATATTCATCGGGCATCGCACGGGCAAATGGAGTTACTTCTTTAATCTTACCTTTTGGAAACAAATAGTATGCTTGCAATAAGGTATTATAGCACGAGTGTGTTTTATTATACCGCAAAGTATATTCATCACACAAGTTCATTCCCCACTTGATTAACCAATAGGCATTATCAATGGTTTCTGCTGCCCATCTTGTGCAGGGGTGATTACGGAAGGCACCCTTATCGGTCTTGTAGGGGGTTCCATCGGTCTTGGGCAGAGTTCCGTATCCGTGCCCCCATTTCTCTGATGCCACTATGGAGAGCATTTGACAGCACTCTAAGGGCATTTTTACTATGTGTTTGTCAGGGAGACAAACGGCACTTTCGGCAGGAAATGGGGAAGTGACAAAGATGTTCATTCAAAAGTAGAATCAGGCTCCATAGCAATATAATACTTCAAATCTCTGTCGGTGCTCGTAAATCGTGATAAAAGTTTTTGTGAGATGACAACCTCATAAGCACCAGGAAGAATCTTGATATTCTCCACTTTAAAATTGAACGTAAAGACACTATCGGTTTCACCAACCACAATGGAAAAATTGTTTGATGTGTCATTCTTTTTATCTCTTACTACCAGTTTGATCACACCGGCATCACCAACAGCAGAAAGGTCGGGAAGTTGATAAATCGCAGATGCCTTGAGTAACTTATCTAACTGTTGAGTATTCAACTCAAAGCACACATCCTCACTCGGAAGAGTGATTTCTTTATCTGGTGGAATCACGATTACACTTGGATCAGCAAAGAAATACTTGGATCGCATTTTACCTTCACGAATCACCACATAACCATCATTCTCAAAATCCAATTCGGCATTTTGATGAAGATTAAGTCCATTTAGGAATTGATTCAGATCGTAAATACCAAAGTCCTTTGGAAACTCTTCGGTAATCTCTGCTTCGGCAAGAATGTTCTTCATCACAGAAATTGTGCGAAGTTTGTTTCCTTGCCTGAACAAAATTGATTGATTGATGCCAGAGAAATTCTTCAGCAATAACAGTGTTTTATCAGAAAGTTTCATAGTTTGATTTTTGAGTTTCATTATTAAATCCGGCAAAATGATATAGAAGAACACCGTAGTGTATAATCTTCAGTGCATCAAGTTTTGACATTCCATCCTTCTTACCAAAACGAGAAGAATACTTAATGAGATTATCACGACAGAAAGGAACTCCATCATCAATCGCATCAATCATATCCAGAACCTGAACCTTTGACTTATCAGAAGCATAGTGTCCATTGTAAGTTCCCTTAATATATTCTTCTACAACTTTCAGAGTCTTTCCTTCACCAAACTTCCAGAAGTGATCTGAATTTAGTGATGGTTTTACCTCATAAGAAGTGAAAGATGATGTAATACTTGGAAGGGGTGAATAAGGATATCCAGTAAAACTAATATGATCTTCTCCCATACCTCCTGGAAGATGAGTATTTCCAAAAACTATTGTATCGGGAGAAGCATAAGGATTTCCAGTTATACTAATTCCATCTTCCTCCCAAAAATCTTGGTTTGGAATTGAACTTGCATAATCGGTTTCAAAATTTTCAGTCATAAAGTTTCACAATCAAAGAGAGTTTTATCTTTTAATATTATATCAGTTTGAGAGAGTTGCGTCAACTGCTTCTTGGGCAGAAGGCATTATAAAATCTGCATCAATCTTGTCATAAAGTTCAAGGAATGCCTGTTTGGTTTCATCATCAAAACGATTTACACAAACTTGAATTGCCTTTGCCTTATCACCAAAGATGCTGTAGGCACGAATGATGTGAACGAGACGGCGGGTGCTGATGATTTCCTCAATACCACCATCATAAAAAGTCTTACGGATCACATCACCCCAATCAACAAGTCTCTTACAGAAATCACGATCCTCAAGACCAAGATCCAAAGAAATACCCTCTAAGATCTTTTGCTCAACCGCAGGAGCAGGATAAGATTGTTCAAAGGTCACAGGAAATCTTTCTAAGAATGCTTCGTTGAGCACATTAGTTCCAATAAACCTACCATCCTCTGAACCCTTACCTTTGGTATTTGCAGTCGCAAAAACATTAAATCCAACAGAGGGTTTTACAAACTTACCAATCTTTTTCAGAAAGACACCTTTACCTTCCAATACAGATTGAAGACAAAGTATTTTATTAGAAGCAAGATCAATCTCATCCAAAAGTAAAATAGCACCACGTTCGAGTGCTTCAATCACAGGTCCATTATGCCAAACAGTTGCACCATCCACAAGACGAAAACCACCAATCAGATCATCTTCATCAGTCTCAATCGTAATATTCACACGAATCAATTCACGACCAGTCTGAGCACAAGCTTGCTCCACAGAGAACGTCTTACCATTACCCGAGAGACCCGTAATAAACGTTGGGTAAAAAATACGGGACTGAATAATTTTTTTAATATCGTTGAAGTTACCAAACTTGACGAAAGTATCATCTTTATCAGGAATAAGATTTTGTTCCAAAGCAGGAAGAGCAGCAGGAGAAGAAAAACTACGTTCTATTTCTTTTACCTTTTCTTGTGTCACTTCTAAATTCCACTTACCACGAGAAGTCTTATATTTTTCAAGATTTTTTGTAACGGTTTGATAGGCACTTCCATTACTAGCACACCAACCACGAATGTCGGCACCAGTAATTTCTGACCCAAAAAGTGATCTCAGAGAAGAAACGATATAATCGGGAGTCATTTTGAGACGGAGCATAGTGAGTGGTTTGTTTCAACATAGTCATTATAACAGCAATCAGAGTCTCAGAATCACCCTACTGGACGGTTTCCAAACTGTCTCTAATTTCACTCAGACGATTTAAACTTACCAAATGTCCTTTATATCCAGGATAGTATTTTTCCACAAGAGCACCGACACCCATCGCAGTAATGGCACTCTCACACTTTAAATAAACTCTTTTATTTTTGTGATCTACAGCACAGGGCATTCCCCAGATTTCGTTTTCATTCACTTTGTTTTTAGACATAATCAATCATCTCCAACTGTAAATGTTTTGTTTTTAACTTTAGTATCAAACTCACCAGTTCTACCTGGTTTCATACTTCCTATACTAACATTCTTTCCCTTACCTGGCCAAGATGTTTTAGAAGTTCCTTTGAGAGTTGAACTTCCTCCTGGTTTTCGTTGAATCAAAACAGAATCTTGATCGTATTTTTTACCCAACTTTTCTATTGCTTTTTTAAATTTTCTCTTACCTTTTTTTCCGGGAGTAATAATGTGTGATTTTTCTCCTACTTTTTTTTCTTCTGGAGTCCCTGGATTTTCTGTATATCTACCAGCAACTTTTGTGGGACCTGGGAGACCAGCACCCCTAATATCACGCTCAAGTTGTTTTGAACGTGCTTTGTTTTCCGATGAAGATTTATCACCACGTTGAGCAGACATAATTGCCATTCCACCTTTTTTTGACTTACTCATCACACGAGTCAGAGAAGTCTCCTGAATAGAATAGCATTCTAGCACAAATTCCTTAAAAGTCTTCATTTTAATCTTTTTAGGTATTTATCATACAACCAACTCCATAAACTGTCCCAGAACTTTTTTATTCAATTTTTTGATC